ACCATGCGTGACAAGGTCCTGCGTATCAAGCAAATTGCTCGATCAGGCGAATTGTTTGCGGATCTTGAACTCGGTGAAATTGCACAGGACGAGATCATTGGGTTTATGAATGACAACAAGGACCGGTTGCGTGAAATGAGCCTGCGTATGGCAATCAAGATTGGTCAGCTGTACAAGAGCTTCCCTACAAAGTGGGCGGCACTGGCTCAATCAACTTGCATGAAATCTGCGTAAGCAGATCATCCGGGAGTTTTTGATAGCTCCTTTAACTTCCGGAATTTGCCTTGCTTAAAGCAGGGCTTTTTTTTGACTGACTTTTTTGTGTATGCTATAATACAGTATGAAAACATTTACTTATGTTGAAGATTATTTGGAAGTAATGAATGGAGACCGTGATCCGATTACCGGACGACCATATGGATTATTCGATACCACACCCCCTATTGTGAGTTTAGCTAGATATGACGTAAATATTTTAGCAAGCATGAGCGCAGCTACCTTAGATGGACGATCGCTTACAGATCGACAGGCGGATCTAGCTATAAAATTAATTTCAAAATATCGTAAGCAACTAGAAAAAAACTGCATAGATATTTCGCCTATAGAACAACCTAAGTTTAAACTTGGTATTAGACAAATTGATCGTCGTAGAATTCTTACTATAGAAAACGATATTATTATTTTAAAATTTCCTTACGAAACACAACTAATAAATGATTTAAGAGAATTGGCTAAAGAAAGTCAGGGTCGATGGACCTTTAACGGACAAACTAAAACATGGAATATTGCTTTAACTGAATTAAACGTATATGCTGTAAATGGGTTTGCAAATAACAATAATTTTGAAGTATCCGAAGAATTTAAAAAGCTATACCAATTAGTAGTAGATTGCGAAGCAGTTCCTTATGAAATTAAGTTGGTAGTAAATTCTGACATGTTAGAAATAACCAATGCTCCTAAACCTTTAGTGCAAGCCATTGACACTCTTGGCGGATTTGATTTAGGTCAGTTAGATTTTCTTGCAGACAATGCCTCTATATACCAGTATGGAATTGATAAAGACATTGAAAATTTATTATGTACTAAATATTCTCCTCGAATTTTTAATTTAATGCAAGCTAAAGAAATAAAATTTAGTCCTAACGAAGATGATTCTGTGTATGTAGATCTTATTCAATATGCTAGTATTACCAATAGATATCCTATCTACGTTTATGAGCCTGATTTGAGCGGTAGGTTATACAACAGTTTTGTGTTAAAATATTTTTCCAACGAAGACATCTGTATAAGTAGAACTTTAAAAAAACAAGAAGCTAATATTGATAAAAAAGTTGTGTATTTTAATAAGTATTCTGCAACCTGGGATCAGCAAATACCTTTGTTAATTAGTGGGCAAGGTATGATGTATGGTGGCGAAAAATCATTGTTGTTACAAGATGCCAAAAAAATTGTGTATTTTGCCGCTGAAGTTTATAATAAAAAGTTATAAAAAGTAATGAAGGCTAAACTACTAATACGAGATGAGGTAAATGTTAAGATCGAAGGTCTAGAACTTAACACACGTACATCTTTAGTTAAAAAATACAAGTACGAAATACCAGGTGCTAGGTATCAGCCTAGTGTTCGTCTTGGCCGGTGGGACGGTAAGGTTCCATTCTTCAATCTTGGTGGCACCACTTATATCAATCTACTGCCAGAGATACTGCCTTATCTGGACGAACAGGGCTACGATGTTGCGGTAGAAGATACTAGAGAGTATCGAACCACATTTGAGTTTGCTACTGTAGATGAAAATACCTATCAACATAAAAAATGGCCCAAGAATCATCCTCGCGCCGGGGAACCGATAGTACTACGAGATTATCAGCCCGAAATTATCAATCGCTTTTTGACAAATCCACAATGCGTACAAGAAGTAGCAACTGGCGCAGGTAAAACTATTATCACAGCCGCACTAGCCGATGCTGTCAGCCAATTTGGGCGAACCATTGTAATTGTTCCTAACAAGAGTCTAGTGACACAAACCGAAGATGACTTTGTCAATCTCGAACTAGACACCGGTGTGTATTTTGGCGATCGTAAAGAATACGGTCGCACACATACCATATGCACCTGGCAAAGTTTGAATAACTTGCTTAAGACAACCAAGAACGCTGAAGCTGAAATTACTATTGGAGAGTTCCTAGAAGGTGTAGTAGCCGTTATAGTAGATGAAGTACATCAGGCCAAAGCAGATGCGCTTAAAGCATTACTAAGCGGACCGTTCGCACAAGTGCCTATCCGTTGGGGACTGACAGGTACCATACCCAAAGAAGATTATGCTAGACAAAGTATCAACTGCATGCTCGGACCAGTAGTAGGACAATTGAGTGCTAGCGAACTACAAGAAGCCGGACACCTAGCACAATGCCATGTCAATGTTGTGCAACTAGTTGATCACAAAGAGTATGCAAACTATCAAAGCGAATTAAAATATCTAATTGAAACAACAGAAAGACTAGACTATATTGCTAGACTGATAAGTACTATTGTTGATTCGGGCAATACACTTATACTAGTAGACCGAATAAGTGCAGGCAAGTCCTTAGCTGAAAGACTGCCAGGTAGTGTATTTGTTAGTGGAGCAACCAAGGCCGGAGAGCGTAAAGAGCACTATGACGAAGTGGCAGAAGCTTCAGACAAAATCATTATCGCTACCTACGGTGTTGCTGCTGTTGGTATTAATATTCCCCGTATTTTTAATCTTGTTCTCCTTGAGCCTGGCAAGTCTTTTGTTAGAGTTATTCAATCAATTGGGCGAGGTATTCGCAAAGCTGAAGACAAAGATTTTGTCCAGATCTGGGATATAACAAGCACCTGCAAATTTGCAAAAAGACATTTAACAAAAAGAAAAGCCTTTTATAAAGAGGCTAACTATCCTTTCACTGTAGAAAAGGCCGATTGGCAATGAGCTTCACAATTGAAGATCGCGGTAATGGTATCAAGTGGGTGCAAATAGATCGCCCAGACATGCGTGACATTGTTCGATGGTGTCAAGATACCGGTTGCGGCAAGCAAGTTAATTTCAAACAAATAAGTTTCAGAAATGAATTAGAGCTAACAATGTTTTTAATGAGATGGCAAGGAGAAACAAATTAGAATACTTACATTAGAAAACACAGCTTACGAGCTAAATGACATACCTGACGAAGTAGAAGATTTACGATTCGCTGTTTTAGACAACAGTGATCCTAGAACACCTGACTACTTTTACATTCCTTTAATCTTTTTAGAAAGTTTTAACAGTCCTGCTTTAGTGTTGCGTGTAGGAAATAGTATAATTAAAATGCCAGTTGATTGGAATGTATTAATTGGCGAACCAGATTTAGGCGATCTAGAAGTTGTTCCGCTTACTAGTATAAATGATCGAGGCTTTAGCGTATTTTGTTTTAATCCAATTTCTAGTTTCAAACCTGAATTTCAACAAATTGAAATTATAGATATCTATCAAGATGTGAAGTGGTATTTTCCTAAATTAAAACCAGGACAACTATTAGCAGTGCCGTTATCCACTGGCAATCAAGAACCGCTGTGTGCATATTTTGTTAAAGATATCTCTAGACAAAGTGAGGTAGTTGATTATGGCAAATGCTGGTAAACTTGATCCAGGTGAAACTTACGTTTATGAACGATCTAATGGCATAATATACGCACGAAGAGTCGGTGATCCACACGACCAAAGATTCGAAATAGGTAGAGATTACGACAGTGATTCTTTGTTTAATGATTTACAAGAAGCAAAATTGTGGGGCGAAATATACAAGGCGGCAAAAAATAATCCTGCTTTACAGGACGCTATAGAACGTGTTAAAATTATATATGCGCTTAGTAAACAAGATGACTTGCTGCAACATCATCCGGTATGAGTGATAAATTAAACATAGCAAATGAAATGCGGGCCTTTGATTCAAAGGATCGAGACTTTTATAAAAATCTTACCGACGAAGAGCGTAAGAAATTTAGCAACTATTTAATGATCCGTTGGGGCAGTTCTGTTCAAGGTAACGCAGACTTACAACAATATTATTTGTTGGCATGTAACGAAAACTTTAATAAACATTTTTTTGATTTATCTAAGCATCCAGAGCTACAATGGTTATCGGCTACTACTGTTAGTCCCGGAATGGGTAACTACAGGCATGATTGGATAAAACAAAAAAAACGCGAAGGCGGTAACAATAAAGTAATTAAGTTTCTTAGACAAGTTTATCCAAATTACAGCGAAGATGAACTAGAACTGTTATCTAAAATCAATTCAGTCGAAGATATTCGAGAGTTAGCAAGGTCTTATGGATGGGATGATAAGAGAATCAAAGCAGAGCTTTAAGTGTAAATACTGTGAGAAGGACTTTAGAAAAGAAAGCACACTAGTAGCACACTTATGTGAGCCAAAAAGACGTTGGCAGCAGGAATCTGAGACAGGAGTTCAATTTGGACTTAGAGCATATTTACAATTTTATGAAACTACACAAGGTAGTGCAAAGCTTAAAAGCTATAGTGATTTTGTTGCAAGTCCGTACTACAACGCTTTTACTAAGTTCGGTAGATACATGGTTGCTATTCGCTGTATTAATCCTAACAGCTTTACAACTTTCTTATTAAGAAATAATAAGAAAATTGATCATTGGTGCAAGGACAAACTATATGAAGAATGGCTAAATGAATATCTTAAAAAAGAAGCAGTTCAGGACGCCCTCGAAAGAGGACTTAAGACCATGGAAGAGTACGCCAATGGAGATAGTGGTCTTGCTTCTTTTAGCCATTATTTCAAGTACGGCAATAATAATAGGATTTGTCATCATATTACCACTGGCCGTATTAGTCCTTGGGTTATATACAATTGTGATAGCGGCATTGAGTTTCTCGAATCTCTTTCTCAAGAGCATTTGGCCATTGTTCTTTCTTGGATTGATCCTGATTACTGGAATCGTAAGTTCAAGGATTATGTGGCGGATGTAGAATGGTGCAAGCATGTGCTGAAAAAAGCAGGCCTATGAAATTTTCAAGTGATATTGATATAGATGTTGCAGATAGGGATAAAGCCTTGTCGGTTCTCAAATACACCGCTGCAAGTATCATTCGCGATGGTAAAATCGCCAAACACAATACTGGTGTATATTTTACACCTATTCCTGTAGATCCTTTTACTGGTCGTGCTAGTGTAGATTACGAAGCGGCAGAAGGTCGCGGCTACATTAAAGTTGATATCCTTAATGTAGGGTTATATCAGCAGGTAAAATCTGAACAACACTTACATGAATTAATGAATCAAGAACCTGCTTGGGACAAACTATATGATCCAGACTTTTGCAGTCGTCTTATTCATATAGGCGCACATTATGATACATTAATTCGCATGCCCGAAGCGGTTAATAGCATACCCAGACTGGCCATGTTCTTGGCAGTTATCAGACCAGCCAAGCGTTATTTAATTGGACGCACATGGCAGGAAGTAGCAAAAACTATTTGGGATCAACCTGAGGATGGTGGGTACTACTTTAAAAAAAGCCACTCAGTTGGCTACGCACATCTTGTTGCTGTAAATATGAACTTGCTTAGCCAAGCTTACGAATAAGAGTAATACTTCTTCTTTTGCTGCGTTTGGCAGCAATTTCTTTCAGGCTCACTTGCGGGCCAAACTTGATTTCCACATCTTTGCTGTTCATTGTTTTAACTACAGTTCTAAACGGTTGCCATTCAGCTTTTAGAAACACATTAATAGGGATCAACCTATTGCTTTCCCACCACCAGGTTTCCGCCAGCTCTAAAAATTGTTTTTTTTGTTCTACTGTACGTAGAGCACCATAATCATAAATTGTAGTTATAACTTCATCAAGATTTTGTATTACTCCTATGTATTCATTGCCGCCGTATATAAGATAGGTTAAAAACGGGTATTGTTTTAATAATAGTTGGTAATCAGGTTCGTCCATTTTTCAATAAATACAAGATAATGCAAATTCTAGCTTATTTATATCCGAATACAGTAACGGTCCAATTATGGGACATGAGTATTTTTACACCAAGGAACAGAGTCGTGTACAGTCGCCCAATTAAAATTTATCAAGGCATAGATAATCCTATGCAAGTTGTAGTGCTAAATCAAGATCAAAAATCCGTTGATCTTACCGGATATTTGGTACAAATGGATATTCAAGATCCTTTGAACCAAGGTAGTGTAGAAAGTTTACCAGTTACATTTACTGATATTTTAAAAGGTCGTGGAGCATTTACTATACCTAGGGATGTTGTTAATGCTTTGGATCAACGATTTTATAAAATGACACTTAAACTTATTGAACAAGCTACGAATATTGAACGCCCGCTATATATTGACGCTAATTGGACAGCACCAATTGATTTAGAAGTTTTACCGGGCTGGTACGAAAGTATGCCACTAACTTTAGATAGCGATGAAGTTATAGATTCAGGAACAATATAATGA